ATGACTATGAGCGTTGCTGATCTCCGTGAGGCTGTAACACAGCTTCGCACAAACAAGGCTGTGCCACGTATCAATGACTTGTACGCTGCATACCTCCACCCACGTCAGGCAGCTGACCTCCGTGCTGAATCAGGCACAGGCGGCTTCCAGGCACTCACCCAGTACGTAGACCGCACACCATTCGTGGCTGGCGCAGTCGGCGTAATCGAAGGTGCATTCGTAGTTGAGACACCTCGTGTGCCTTACGCTGCGAACTCAGGATCAGTTAACGTCTACAAGGCAGTTATCGCTGGTCGTGAAGCACTCGCTGAAGCACAGGGTCAGGACATCTCTACCGTTATCGGACCAGAGATCGACGCGCTCCGTCGTTTCCGTACCATCGGTTGGTACTATATGGGTGGCTTTGCACGCCTCCGTGAAGCAGCACTGTATCGTATCGAAACAGCAGCTTCAATCAACTAAGTGCAACGGTGGGGGGCAGGGAAACCTGCCCTTCATCACTTAAGAAGGGAAGACAATGGCATATACCTTGGTAACTCCTTGGGAGAACGAGACTTGGTGCGACAGCACATACTTCAATATGTATGCACGCTTAGCAGCGCGACCACTTGCTGGTGGGTCTTATACCGGTAGCACTCCATCATTCCTTACAGATGTCCCACGTGGGGTGACTCTAATGGTTACTGGTACAACAGTGACTGCTAATAGAACTCCATACCAGGATGATCTAGCAAATGCTGATTACTACTTCCTCGGTGGTCACGCTTACACAGTGACAGACGAACAGGCTGCAGTGCTTACTGCAGCTGGATACGGTGAATACTTAACACCAGTAGTGGAGTAGATATGGCTAAGCATTGGGAAGTACATCCAGTAGAGGTAGAAGATTGCTTCGGCTGTAAGGTAATCGGATTACAGATGAGCACAGGTGTTGCAAGCAGTCGTGGTATACCCACTGCTAAGCAGCACGACAAAGAGTTGGGTGCGTACTATGACGCAGTTCGACAAGGCATTGAGCCACGCTCAACCAGACAGCCTGATATTGATGCAGCAGTACGCATCAGTAACGAAGCAGGCAAAGCCTTTGATGGTACGAATTTAACACTAAAAAACTAAGGAGTAAAAATGGCAGACAAAAAGGTAGTTATTGTCAAGAACGTTGAAGAGGTAGAACACTACCCATCAGCAGACAAGCAGTACGAGAACAACCGTAAGTATATGACATACGAGTCAATCTCTACAGGTGTCGGAGGTAAGAAGTAATGTCAGCTAAGGGTGAAATGTACAAGTCAAAGGCTGCTAAGAAGAAGCACGAAATGACTGAAGGCAAGAAGGAACGCAAGATGGAATACGGTTCCAAGGCCAAAATGATGCCTAAGAAGATGGGTAAGAAGAAGTAATGGAAAAGAAACCAGCTAAGGTCAAGAAGGTGATGAAGGAATGGAAAGCAGGAACACTCCACTCTGGATCCAAGAAAGGCCCAGTCGTGAAGAACAAGAAGCAGGCTGTCGCTATTGCACTGAGCGAAGCTGGTATGGCGAAGAAGAAGCCAGCAAAGAAGAAGAAGTAAATGGCTAAGGACCCTCGCCTAGAGCGAGCAGGAGTCGAAGGCTTTAACAAGCCTAAGCGAACACCAAGCCATCCAACAAAGTCACACGTCGTTGTTGCTAAAGAAGGCGACAAGGTAAAGACAATCCGCTTTGGTCAACAAGGCGTCACTGGCGATAAGAAGCCAACAGCAAGGCAAGCATCATTCAAAGCTCGTCACGCACAGAACATTGCCAAAGGCAAGATGAGTGCGGCGTACTGGGCAAATAAGGTTAAATGGTAGAAAGAGGTAAAAGGTGCCAACAGGTAATCCAGGGTCAACTCTAGTAGCAGAACTCAATAGGCTCGCTAATGGTGGCACCTATCCTCCAATTACAGACTACCTTGATGAAGCAGGCGCAGCCCGTGCTTGGGCTGCTGCTCGTGGAGTAACAACACAACACACAGATACAGTAGGAGTACTCAATGACATCGCGGGCCTCACGACTCCTGTTTGGCAGCATCTTGACTATAACGGCGTATGTAACTATATCGCTGGTACTACTGGCCTCACTGCAAACGCTGCTCTCCAAGGACTCACATCTTGAGTGCGACATTTAACTTAACGCTTGAACAAGCGACTACATTTAACTTTCAGTTCCAGATTAAGAACGACACAACTCCTTGGGACTTAACAGGCTACACAGGCACAATGACTGTGCGCCCATTTACTGGTTCATCCAGTACAACACTTACTGCAACTCTTGCTAATGGTTATATGACATTCGATGTCCTAGTAGGACGAGTCACTGTCAACTTCCCTGCAAGCATTACAGACATCACACCAGGTCGCTATGTCTATGACCTAGTACTTACATCAGGTGTGACAGTAACAAGAATTCTTGAAGGACAATTTACAGTGACACCAGGGGTGACCGTATGAGTACCATTATCGTCGTAGAGTCAATCACTCCTCAAGTATCAGTAACATTTTCAGCAGACCAAGGACCGCAAGGCGGTCAAGGTGCTACAGGCCCAACAGGTCCAGCAGGACCAACAGGCCCAATCGGTGCGACAGGTGCAACAGGAGCGACGGGAGCAACAGGTGCTACAGGATCTACTGGTTCTACTGGTGCCACTGGCGCTACTGGCCCTACTGGTGATACTGGTCCGACTGGAGCGACTGGTTCTACAGGTGCAACAGGAAGCACAGGTGCTACTGGTCCAACTGGACCGGCGGGCGCAACTGGAGCCACTGGAAGCACAGGCGATACGGGCGCTACGGGAGCTACAGGACCAACAGGACCTGCGGGTGCTACTGGCAGTACTGGAGCAACTGGACCAGCAGGCCCAACGGGAGCGACAGGTCAAACTGGAGCAACAGGGCCAACGGGTCCGACGGGGGCGACGGGCGAAACAGGTCCCACTGGTCCCACAGGAGCCACAGGTTTAACAGGTCCTACAGGCCCTACAGGAGCCGATAGCACAGTACCTGGACCAACAGGACCTACCGGTCCTGCAGGGGCTACAGGAGCCACTGGAGCCACAGGAGCGACAGGTCCTACCGGACCAACTGGTGCAACTGGAGCAGATGCAACGGCGCTTCCAGGCATTTTTATGCTAGGCGGAATGTAAACTAGAGCAATGAAAATTGCTATCTATACTATTAGTAAGAACGAGGAAAAGCACGTTGAGCGCTGGTACAACTCCACAAAGGAAGCTGACTACCACCTCCTCGCCGATACAGGATCAACAGACAGAACAGTTGAGATTGCTAGAAGTCTTGGTATCAATGTGTTTGAGATATCTGTCGTACCCTTTAGGTTTGATGACGCGAGAAATGCGTCGCTAGCGCTACTACCACCAGACTTTGATTACTGCATTGCACTCGATGTAGATGAAGTACTCACACCTGGTTGGCGAGAAGCGTTAGAAAAGCCATTGGCTGATGGTATTGATAGGCCGTCATACCGACGCATTGAAGCCTTTAACCCAGATGGCAGTGTGGCATCAGAGTTTGATGGCTTTAAGGTACACCGCAGACAAGGCATTAGGTGGAAGTACCCTATCCACGAAGTACCAGAATGGTACAAAGAAGAGCCTGAAGTTAAAGCTCGCATTGAAGGTTTTGAAACTCACCACTTGCAGGATAAGACAAAGTCTAGGGCGCAGTACTTAACGCTACTAGAGGCTGCAGTTCGTGAGAACCCAGATGCTAGAAACTTGTACTACCTTGGTAGAGAACAGTCTTACCACGAGCAGTTAAAAGAATCTACTGAGTCTCTTAAGAAGTACTTAGAGTTAAGTATCTTCCCAGAAGAGCGCAGTGCAGCTTGTCGAATCTTATCTAAGTCAGACCCAAAGAATGCTGAAGAGTGGCTAACTAAAGGTACTGAAGAGTATCCCTGCAGAGAATCAATACTAGGGCTTGCAAACTATTACTACGTAAATCAAGAGTGGGATGCTTGTTTGCTTGTAGCAAAGAAGGCTCTGGAGTATGACAAAAAGCCAATGTCCTTTTTGTCTGAGTCTTGGGCGTGGGGATCAATGGCCGATGACCTAATAGCAATATGCAGTTGGCAACTTGGTGACTTTAAGACAGCAGTAATACACGGAACTAAAGCAGTAGAGATAAACCCAAATGATGAACGCTTGGTTAAAAACCTAGAGTTCTATAAGAGTAAGGTAGAAGATGGCAACCCTTAACGATATCATCAGTGAGATTCGTTCCTCACTAGCAGGCTTTACCCTGCGACAGGATAGAATCACATATCTGACCAGTGCAATAAACACAACAGATACCGCTATCCAGATTGGCTCATCAGCCAACCTTGCTAAAGGTATTATCGAAATTGATAACGAACTAATTTGGATTGATAACTTTACTCAGTCTAGTAACATTATGAACGCGGCTCCTGGGTTTGGTCGCGGATATCAGGGAACATCAGCTGCGCCTCACGCAGTCAACTCACAGGTAATTCTTACTCCTACCTTCCCACGTACTAACATCCAGCAGGCAATCAACGACACCATCAACTCTGTCTATCCTAAGCTCTGGGCTGTTTACTCAACTACATTTACTTTTAACGCAAGCCAGACAACGTATGCGTTGCCAGATGACGCAGAGAATGTTCTCTATATGTCTTGGCAGACAACAGGTTCTAGCCGTGAATGGCTACCAATCAAGCGTTGGCGTCAAGACCTTATGGCTAACGTTGCAACATTTAACACACAGAAGACCATTAACATCTACGAGAACATCCAGCCTGGTAGAACAGTTCAGGTCTGGTATATGGCCAAGCCACAGACAATGACTAGCGGTACTGATGAGTTCAGCTCAGTTACTGGTCTGCCAGAGTCTTGCCGAGATGTAATCGTATATGGCGCAGCCTATCGTCTGCTCTCATTCATTGACCCAGGTCGTATCAACCTTACATCTGCAGAAGCAGATCTTGCAGATAGCAAGGTACCAGGAGCTGCAGGCGGTAACGCTTCTCGTTACATCTACGCACTGTACAACCAGCGGCTACAAGATGAGTCACTCAAACTTTCAGACCTATTCCCAATACGTCTCCACTACACCAAGTAAGGCAGGATAATGACACGTAAATATAGTTCAACCTCGGTTGCCACAACGCTATCGGCAGGTGTTAACAGTTCTGCTACAAGCATCACAGTAGCATCTGGTACAGGTGCTGCTCTTATGGGTGGCGTAACACTAGGTGCTGGCAACGTAGACTCGTTTGCAGTAGCACTTGATTATGACACCATTAACGAAGAAATCGTATGGGTCACCAACATCTCAGGAGATACGCTCACCATTGATCGTGCTGAAGCTGGTACAACAGCAATCGCACATACAGCAGGTGCATCGGTAAAGCACGTCTTTACTGGAGATGACGCAACATTCTTTACAGCAGGAGTAGCCACAGCAGATGGAGCAATCCAGAAGAGCTTGGTAACTGCTAAGGGCGATATCATCGCAGCAACTACTGCTTCAACAGTAGACAACCTAGCGGTTGGAACTAACGGTTATGTCCTAACTGCAGACAGCACACAGACAATGGGTATTGCTTGGGCAGCACCTGCTACACCTACACTCAACCTTACGCTTAACGCGCAGACTGGTACTACATACACTCTAGTATCAACAGACGTTAATAAGTTAGTTACCTTGTCTAACGCTAGCGCTATTACGCTGACAGTGCCTAACGGTATCTTTACTACAGGCCAGCAGATTCACTGCCAGCAAATCGGTGCAGGACAGGTAACCATTCAGTCGGACGGAACTACAGTCCTTACATCAACAGGCGCTACATCTACTGCGCCTAAGCTACGCGCTCAGTACTCAGCAGCCACAATCGTTTGCACGTCAAGTAACAATTTCACAGTGATCGGGGACCTATCCTAATGGCAACATATAAAGTTTTAGCGCAGTCTGCGCCGAGCGCAACAACTGCAACTACGCTATATACAGCATCAAGCGCAACGATTGTATCTAGCATTAACGTCGCTAATCTTAATAGTGCCGCAGATACCATTAGAATTGCAGTACGCCCTGCGGGAGCATCCCTTGCTAATCAACATTATGTAGCGTATGGAGTGCAGGTTCCACCAGGAGCATTTCTTACTTTAACTATGGGTATCACTTTGGCTAATACAGATGTTATTACTATCTATTCAACTACAGGAACTAGCGCTTTTAGCGCATTCGGAAGCGAAGGTAACTAATGTCAGTAAGTCTCGTAGGTGGCACAACGAGTGCCTCAGCTCAATTAAACTTTAACGATCAGACTGGTACAACATATACCTTTGTGCTTGCTGATGCAGACAATAAACTTGTTACTTTATCTAATGCTTCTTCTATTGCAGTAAGCATCCCAACAAATGCTTCAGTAGCATTCCCAATCGGAACGCAAATTAACCTAATCCAAATCGGAGCAGGACAGGTAACCGTTTCAGCAGCGACACCAGGAACAACAACTGTTGTCTCAACTGGTGCAACTTCTGCTAGCCCAAAGTGTAGAGCGCAGTACTCTGCTATAACTTTGGTGAAGAAAAATACTGATTCTTGGTACGCGATTGGGGACATTAGCTAATGCCTATTCTTGGAATTTTTGCTTCACAAAACTATACTCGTGGTTTAGTTGTTGACTACCTTGTAGTTGCAGGTGGTGGTGGAGGCGGTGCATATACTGGCGCTGGTGGCGGTGGAGCGGGTGGACTTCGCTCAACAGTTACCGCAACCGGTGGCGGTGGTTCTCTAGAAACGGCATTAACTCTTTCTCGTAACAGCAGCTATACTGTAGTGGTAGGTGCTGGCGGTGTTGGTGAAATTGGAATAAACTATCCAACCAACGGCTCTGATTCTACATTTTCAACTATTACATCTACTGGTGGCGGTCGTGGTAGTGGTTACATTCAATCCATTACATTCTTTCCTGCTGGTTCTGGCGGCTCCGGCGGTGGTGGTTCGTATATAACTCAAACTGCTGGTGGATCTGGAACTTCTGGGCAAGGTTATGCAGGCGGTTCTGGTGCACAAGATGGAAGCGGTGACGCTGGCGGTGCTGGCGGTGGTGCAGGCGCTGTAGGCGGTAATGGTGGCACAAACGGTGGCGTCGGTGGTGTTGGTGTTCAAATTACTGCACTTGCTACACCTACAAGTACTGGTGCTAACAGCGGTTATTACGCTGGCTGCGGTGGTGGTGGTAAGTATTCTAACAACTCAGGCGGAGCAGGTGGTTCTGGCGGTGGCGGAGCAGGATCAAGAGAAGGTTCTGCTGGTACATCAGGTACTGCTAACACAGGCGGTGGCGGCGGGGGTTCAGGGCAAACTGGAATTCCTGCAACTTTTGCAGGTGGAGCTGGTGGCTCTGGAATTGTAATTGCTCGTTACTCAGGTGCTCAACAAGCAACTGGTGGAACTGTAGTAACAACTGGTGGATATACATATCATACATTTACATCATCAGGATCTCTTTATAGTGGAACAGTTGCTGCAGCTAAAGCAACTGGTGGAACTATTACCACTGATGGTACTTATTGGTATCACACATTCTTTGCATCAGGAACATTTACTCCAAGTCAATCACTTACTTGTCAGTCTTTGGTTATTGGACCTGGTGGTGCAGGCGGTGGAAACGGTCGTGGTGGCGGAGCAGGTGGAGAACTATTCTACACAACTGGTCAATCAATGTCTGCGTCTGCATATACAGTCACGGTTGGTGCAGGTGCTGCTTGGTCATCAAACGGTGGTCGTAATGGAACTTCTTCCGTTCTAAGCGGTTCTGGTATAACAACTGTTACAGCAACTGCTGGTCAAGATGCAAATGACCCTGGTGGCGGTACTGGAAGAAACGGCGGAGCAAGCGGCGGAAGCTATGCTGACCCTCTTGGTACTAATGGTAACAATGGTAATTCAACTTATTCTTCTTGGAGTTCTGTAACTGGAACAGGTCAAAATGTTTCAGGTACCTATTATTATGTAGGCGGCGGTGGTGGTGGTTCAAACGTCACAACCTCAGTTGCAACTGGTGGATATGGTGGCGGTGGCTCTGGCGGAAACAACCCAGCAGGAACTCGTACGAAAGCAACACCAGGAACTGCTAACACAGGCGGTGGCGGTGGTGGTATGGGTAACGGCGAGCAGGGAACCAATACAAACGGTGGTTCTGGTATTGTTATCATTCGATATGCTGTCTAACAAAGGATATTAAATGACTAAAAATAATGTCACACCTATTAAAGAAACCAAGCCTACTCAGTGCTTTAGTTTTGAAGTAACAATGCTGGTTCATATTATTGCAGATGATGCAAAAACAGCCAAAGATCAGCTTGATGAAAAAGGTGGAATTGTCACTAAGCGTGACGTGAAACTACTTAACACAGCAACGCTTTATGGAGAAGAGAAGGAAAAGTAATGGCTCACTACGCAAAAGTAGAAAATGGTATTGTTACACAGGTAATTGTGGCAGACGGACCAGACTGGTGCGAACAAAACTTAGGTGGAGAATGGGTACAAACCTCATACAATACTTATGGTGGAGTTCACTCAGGCGGTAAACTTCCTATTCACAAGAACTACGCAGGAATTGGATACACATTTGATGGTGTTGGCTTTGCCGCACCTCAACCATATCTATCTTGGACTTTTAATAAAGATACATACCTTTGGGAGCCTCCAACACCTATGCCTACAGATGACAAACGTTACGCTTGGGATGAACCAACAACCTCTTGGGTTGAAGTAACACTTTAGTATCTAGTAATACCGCACCGCCAACAGGCGGTGCTTTGTCGTACCATAAAACAATTTAAGGAGTAGCAATGGCTTATGGAAGTGATATCAGTGAGCGCTTACCGGCGGTCCTATCGAATCCAGCAGGCAGTACAACATACACACCTACTGGGTATTCCTACGATATCGCTATCGCAGGTTTGCCATTCTTTATATCTCCTTTAGATGACTCGCCTTATCGTCGTGTCACAGCCCAGTATCGTAAGAATCAGTTTGATACTAGCCGCGAGCCAGGTGAGCAGACGCTCACTGGTTGGTGGCTACGTTCGCAGTCTTCATTCCACTTTGGTCAAGGCATTAAGTTCTTTGAGCCAGCACAGGATGAGTCGCTACGTTTCCAGTACACAGAGTCTAAGGGCTTAGATGTATGGACTAAGGGTCAGGCAACACTGCTTCCTTCTTGCGATAGTCAGCACATCACCACAGGTGGTATCAGAACTGATGGTCGTCCTTGGCAGATTATGCGATCTATCCAGTGGACAACTAACGGCAACACCTACGATGGTGTACTGCTAGCTGATGAGTATGACGCAGACAAGATATTTCCTGCGATTACTGTATCTATTAACAACAAGGCTCTGACTACTAACGTAGCAACGCTGACTACAACAGCAGCACACGGCCTATGTACTGGTATGGAAATCACCATCACTGGCGTAGATGCTACCTTCAATGGTTCATACACCATTACAGGTGTGCCAACTACAACTACCTTTACCTACGCTAAGACTGCAGCAAACGTACCGTCTACTGCGGTATCTCCTGTAGGAACAGGCGTGGCAGATGTTATCCACTTCATTGACTACAACGCAGGCACAGATGACCCTGTCTATGCAATCTGTGACGATGGTGTCTATGCCTACTGGGTAACCAACGATACTGCATCTGGTAAGTTGGAAGTGAATAAGAAGGCGCTTAGCGCCAGTGCTTCTACAGCACCAACTGTAATGTTTACTTCACCTAGTATCACTGTGGCTAATGCTGTCATTGAGTACACCAAAGAACGTTTGGTTATGTGCGTTAACGACAAGGTCTACGAGTTCTCAGGTCAGGCAACATCATTGCCTACACCTATCTACAGCCATAACGACCCTAACCACGTCTTTACTAGCATCACCTCAAGCGGTGCTGCAATCTACATTGCTGGCTACTCAGGTATCCAATCTAATATCTACAAGTTTACACTTGAGACAACAGGTGCAATGCCTACCCTGACATCTGCTATTACAGCAGCTGAACTGCCAGTAGGTGAGCGTTGCTTTAAGGTTAGTTACTACCTCGGTTATATGGCTATTGGTACCAGTAAGGGTATGCGTGTAGCGCAGACCTCAGACCAAGATGGCTCTATTGCATACGGCCCATTACTCTTTGAGTCAGACCAACCAGTCTATGACTTTGCTTTCCGTGACAAGTACATCTGGGCAACTACTGGTGTAGATGGACAGGCAGGCGTTACTCGTGTCAACCTTGGCACAGAGATTAGCCAGTTGGTTTTTGCCTACGCCTGGGACTTGTACGATCCTGCAGATACGCTAGGACATAACACAACCAGTTGTTCCTTTATGGGAGATACAGACCGCCTTGCATTCTGCAACGCTGGCAATGGAACAGATGGCACTGTCTATGTGCAGTCAGCATCGGTACTAATGGAGACTGGCTACCTACGTACAGGCTTCATCCGTTACAACACACTTGAGAATAAAATCTTTAAGTTGGTACAGCCTCGTATCGATACCCTTAACGGTGCATTCAATATGTACTCAATCAGCGCTGAAGGTGTTGAAGCAAACATCGGTACCTTTGCACAGGGAGACGCAGTCCCAGAGGTTAACGTCAACTACCCAATCGGTGCTAACCAGTACGTAGCATTTAAGTTTGAGATGTTTAGAGATGCAGACGATGACGAACTTGGACCATTGTTTACTGGTTACCAGGTTAAGGCGTTGCCTGCTATCCCACGTCAGCGCTTAATCCAGTACCCATTGATGTGCTACGACCACGAGATGGATAAGTTCAACAACGAAGTTGGATACGAAGGATCAGCCTATGCCCGTATGTCTCAGCTCGAAGCAGTTGAGAATATCGGTGACACCATCCGCGTACAAGACTTTAGAACTGGTGAGTCCTATATCGGACTTATCGAAGAGTTAGACTTTATTAACAAAACCCCATCAGATAAGCGATTCTCCGGGTACGGAGGCTTGCTCCTAGTAACGATTAGGTCGGTGTAATGCAGGCACAAGACTATGCAGCAATCACTGTTGCAGTATGTACAGTAATCGGTGGCTTCTCAGCAGCAGTACGCTGGCTAGTAAAGCATTACCTAGCAGAACTTAAGCCGAACTCAGGCTCAAGTCTCAAAGACTCTGTCACAAGGCTTGAGGAAAAGGTTGAGATTCTCTACCAGATTCTGATTCAGCGAGGTGGCAAGTGATTCCATTAGCAAAGAAGGCAACGCCTGCAGCTATCGCTGTGTTGCGTCAAGCAACAGCACACTGGCCAAAGCGTAAGAAGGCTAGCGATGGACTCTTACCTAGTAAGGCACACGTCCACCAGAACCCAAACTCAGACCATAACTCAGGATATGCAGTAGACCTGACAGATGATGTCAAGAATGGCGTCAACTGCGCTGTTATCTACAGCGAACTACAGAAGGATAAGCGAGTTAAGTACCTGATATTCAAGGGAAAGATTTGGTCTGCCAAGAACGGTGAACAGATTTATACCGGTATCAATAAGCACAACAAGCACCTTCATATCTCTATTAAAGAAGGATGCGGTAACGACACATCCCCTTGGTTTGGCTGGATGGGTAAGCCAAAGACAATCAATAAAGTAAAGGCTAACTTACCTAAACCTTTACCTAAGAAAAAGGAAACCAAATGAACGCAAAGACAAAGGCAGTACTCGCAACATATCTACGTGCAGGAGTGGCAGCAGTACTTGCTCTCTATCTTGCAGGTGAGACAGATCCAAAGAAGCTAGGCGCTGCAGCGGTTGCTGCTATCGCAGGTCCAGTCCTTAAGTGGCTAGACCCAAAGGCTACAGAGTTTGGTCGTGGGTCTAAGTAACCCATCAGCGCGAGGCAATGGCCCTCACTCCTTCGGGAGTGGGGGCCTATTTTTTGTTGCCTAAAATTAGACAGGTCCACCTATCCAGTTAAGGAAAAGAACCCCTGGTTCCATTATCGGCAGACCTGCAAATAAATACTAGCAGAAAGAACAAAACCCCTACAGGCCGCGAAGACTGTAGAGGTTGTGTCCAGCACTCAAGCAGGTACTTATGTTTCCCTGCTCAGTACTTAAAAAATACCAGAGTTTGAATCATCATTCAAGTGGGTCTTTAGACGGTGGCAGTTTGCACAGAGCGTCTGTAGATTCGTAGGGTCGTTGTTCCACCTGTCCCCGTCGATGTGGTCAACGTCAAGCTGACTGATGTGGACTGGCTTGAAGTCACAGTGCTCGCAGTAGTTCTTCTTATGGACTGTGTACGGATAGGCGTACTTGTTGACAGCCTTCTTGTAGACAGCCTTGCACTTGTATCGGCCTCCAAGGGAGGCAGCTTTAGAGTTTCTAAGTTTGACTTTAGTAGGTCCACAGACTGAGCATATACCCGTCCGTAGGGTTTCATCAATCTCCGAAAGACTGTGCTTCATCACGATCTGGGGGACAGGGTACGACTACTAGATTGCCACACGAGAAGCAGGTAGCATCGAGTGCGTACCAGACCAGTTCGTAATCCTCAAAGGACGCTGCGACGTTAAAGACCATCGACCCACACGGACACACGTGGAGCGGTCCTAACTGTCTTAAATCGGTCCCAAAAGGCTCAGGAAGGCCATAGAATGGGTCCTTACTGGACCTGAATTTCCGCAGGGTTGGTAGACGGTGACGCACAGTATTGGGCCTCCTGACTTTCAGTCGGCCCTCTAAGGGCCGCTACTGTTATTCGCCTACGGCTCATATTGTAGCCAGACACTGCCCAGTATGTGTCTTGCGACACGCCGATAACTGGTACGATATTCCTATGCCTAGAATCTACTCAGTCAAAATCTTCGGTCAGAGATACAAGATTGACTACAAGCACCACGACGAAGATAGTTACGGTCTTACTGATTCTCAAGTAAATCGAATCAGCTTGCGTCACAACCTACCTGAAGACAAGATGATTCACGTGCTAATGCACGAGGTTACTCACGCTGTTATCCACGAGTCCTTACTTGCACAACGCAAGCGCTTCGATGTAGAAGAAGTCTGCGATCTAGTGGGATACCACATCGTAGATACTTTACAAGACAACCCTGCGTTACTAGAATGGGTATTCAAATGTAAGCCGATTGAAGTCAAGGAGGAGACAGAATGAAAGAGCTAATTGCATACTGCGGTGTTGCATTCCTTATCGGGTTTGTTACCGCATACGGATTCGATGCCTGGTTACAGTGGATGGATGACCGCAAATGGCGGTAAAAAAGAAAGCTGCGCCAAAGCGCAAGCCAAAACCTAAAGATGATTACATTGCAGTTAACGTAAATACTTACGGTAACAATTACTTGGCAAGTGCCTACGATAATTTAATCAATGGGATGTTGCCCAAAGAACCAGAAAACCTTGAAGGCAAAGTGGTTTATTGGAAAGATAAGTTTGAAAAAGAACAAAGACTTTGCAATGAGGCGCGTGCCAAAGTACAAATGCTTGAAGGAATCGTTGATAGGGCTTTGATAAGGAGTTGCCGTGGCGATTGAAGATCCAAAGGAACTACTGCTACACGTACTGCACGCACAAGATGCAAGTCGTGACCGCAGTCAGCAGACAGAGGTAGGACCATCAGAGATTGGTGGATGTAAGCGCAAGGTCTGGTACAGACTGAACGCACAGCCACATACCAATGACAACCAATCTAAGTTGGCTGCCATTATGGGTACTGCTATTCACGCAGCTATCGAAGAGGCTATCGGCGCACTTGATCCTGAAGGCAAAGAATACTTGGTTGAAACTGAGGTTGCCTACGGTGATATGAAAGCACACGTGGACTTGTTCGTACCTAGTACTGGTGCTGTCATTGACTGGAAGACTTCTAAGATTAAGAACCTTAGTTACTTCCCGTCTAACCAACAGCGTTGGCAGGTACAACTCTATGGTTACTTGCTATCTAAGAATGGCTATGAAGTAAAGACAGTTAACCTAGTAGCTATTGCACGTGATGGTGCTGAGAAGGACATCAAGGTACATACAGAACCTTACGATGAGACTATGGCACTTGCTGCTTTATCCTGGTTGGCCAATGTCAAGGCATCAACCACCTTGCCGGAGCCAGAGAAGGATGCTAGTTTCTGCAAGGACTACTGCCAGTACTACGATGCAACAGAAGAGATGGGTTGCGGTGGTCTAAAGAAAGAACGTATCGTCCTTAGTGAAGTCGTGATTGAGGACGAAGAAGTTGACAAGCACGCACTGCATTACTTACAGTTAGATAGCAAGATTAAAGAGCTGGAAAAAGAACGCGAGACTTTGAAAGCATCTTTAGAAGGTTCAACTGGTACTACAAGAAGCGGTGTAGAAATCAGTTGGACAACAGTCAAAGGTCGTGAGACAGTTGATGCAAAAGAAGTTGAGAAACTTCTAGGGTTTGTACCAAAGATTATTGGTAACGAATCTGTAAGACTAAACATCAAAACAAGTGGAGGAAAGTAAATGGCTGCAAACGAAAACACAAAGTTCCAGATCAACTACAAGTTGGCTGACGGAACTCTTATCAACCTTTATGCTGCAGATGTAAAGGACCTAGAGACAGGTCTAGTTGACCTATCAATGGTGGCACAGTTGATTAAGTCAACAGCTGCTGACCTTGGTGGTAGCAACGCTACAGCTGCTGCAGTACAGAACATCCAGGCAGCATTCAACGCAACACCAGTAGCAGTAACCAGTACTGGTCAGGATGCAGCAACTGCAACCAAGATGTGTAAGCACGGCGCAATGTCATACAAGAGCGGTACCTCAGCGAAGGGTCCTTGGCAGGGCTATATGTGTCCATCGCCAAAGGGCGCACCAGATAAGTGCGAGACTATCTGGGTTCGTTAATGTATGCGCGAGCCAAGGTTCTACGAGAACCCTGCCTGCGCTGAAGTAGGAGGTGACTTTTGGTTTCCGGAAAAAGCCGACGGGTCAATGAATACTGTAGAGATGGTGATGGCAAAGTCTATTTGCCGTACCTGTCCACACAAAGCTGAATGTGCAGAGTGGGGAATCAACAAAGAAGTACACGGAATCTGGGGCGGTTTAGCACCACGAGAACGTGAATATATTAGACGAGACAATAAAATAAAACTGAGGGAGGAAGACGTTGCTTGATCTACAACGTGCGTGGGGAACTGTCCTCACGAAAGCAACGCCTCTTCCTGATGTATGGACTGCGCTCGCAGAGAAGCAGGTGAAGTTCCGTAGGGGACAAGTCTGTATGGTAGCTGCAGCGCCTAACGCTGGTAAGTCTATGTTCGCACTTATCTATGCAGTAAAGGCACAAGTACCTACGCTGTTCTTTTCAGCAGATACTGATACCACTACTGTGATGATGAGAGCAGCAGCTCACGCGAGTGGGCATAACCAAGTAAACGTCGAACAGAATCTATCTTCTGATTCGCACTACTACGACAAGCACTTCGATAAGTTAAAACATATCAAGTGGGTCTTTGACTCTAGTCCGTCACTCGATGATATCGAGTTAGAGATTAAGGCATACGTAGAGTTGTACGGCCAAGCCCCTGAGTTGATCATCATAGATAACCTTATGAATGTAGCTGCAGAGACAGACAACGAATGGGCTGGGCTTCGTGCAATTATGATGGAGCTTCACGATATGGCACGTAAGACTGAAGCCTGCGTACTGGTACTGCACCACGTCAGTGAGCAGTCAGAGTATGGCTCACCTAGTGAACCGCCAGCACGTCGTGCTATCCACGGTAAGGTCAGTCAGTTACCTGCCTTGATACTTACACTGGGCTACAACCCAGTCACTGCTGAGTTAAAGATTGCTGCGGTGAAGAACCGCTTTGGTCCACACGCAGCAGATGGCAAGGACTATGCCATACTCCTGGTCAACTATGGTGCCTGTCAGATATCTGATAAGAACGCCTACGGAGCAATGCTCCAGCACGATGCACGGTACGGGTATACTGGTAATTACATACCAGAGGATGAGTATGGACACGAGGTTGCTGTATGACACACGATGAATTGCTAGAAAAACTGACTGACTACGAAGCGCACTTTGACCAAGTGCGTGACGAAGAAAAAGCATATAACGCGCTTCGTGCAGTAGTGGAATTGCATAAGCCCGAAAGAATAACCATTGAAGGGTTCAAAACAGAGTATTGGTGTATGGCAGACAATAATGAACCAACTCCTTATCCCTGCCCCACCATTTTACAAATAGAAAAGGAAATTAAATGAATAAGAACAATCTTTTTGCATTAGTAATCAATATTGCTGGCGCATTTTCGTGGTATTGGCTTGGTTATTTGAACGGCAAAAAGAAAAAGTGTAATGAAACTTATGTAATAAATAATTTTGATAGCACTTTTAAGGAAAAGAAATAATGAAAGCAAAATGTTTTTGTGGTCAGCCAGCAACGGGTCGCAATACAGTAAGAGACAAAAGGGGCTTGGATTATTCAATGGTTTATGTTTATTCAACTTGCGATGAGCATTGGGATTCAACCCCGCCAGAATTGTGGGCACCATCTAGGCAAGAGGCTTGGAAGGCTGCTATTGAAAGGGGGCAGAAGTGAATACTTGGCAATTTCTAATACTAACCAATGTTGCAATCATAAATATAAATGTTTCATATTTGTGCTATATCGTTAGGAGCAAAAATGACTCACGATGAACTGATGGTAAAAATAAATCAGCGTTATTGGAAAATGTTTAATCACAATTCTCAAGACCAAACTGAGTCAGGTATTGAACATAGGACATTTATACAAAACCAATACTTTGCCCTTCGTGCAATAGTGGAATTGCACCCTATGTGGACTGACTATAGGTACACTGAAACAAGTAAAGAGTTAGTGGAATTTTGTGGTTGTTGTCAGGAGAAATGGCCCTGCAAAACCATTCAAGTTATTCAGGAGGAGTTAGGCAATGGCTAACACAGAGATTCAGTATCTAAAGAATGAAATCAAACAACTCAAGGCTGATATGGCTAACCTCATTATGGCCTTGATTGAACTGAAAGTATTTAAGATTACGACAGATGAGAACGGTAACCCTGTCTACGATACTGGTAAGAATGAGTAGTCCGAAGTACAACAAGGCTAAGGGTGCAGCCTTCGAGATCGATGTGATGAAATGGTTTCGAGGACTGGGTGTATTAGCTGAGCGCTTACGTCTAGCGGGTAAAGATGACGAAGGTGATTTAGTATGTGTAGTCGCGGGAAAGACATACATACTAGAACTCAAGAACACGGCAAGACTAGACTTGCCAGAGTTCTGGAGGCAGGCAGAAGTTGAGGCGCTTAACTACGCTAAGGCTCGTGGTATTGGGGAAGTTCCACTGCATTATGTTGTAGTTAAGCGTCGCAACGCTGGCATAGATAAGGCTTGGGTAATCCAACCTATTGATCAGTGGCTAAAGGAGAAGCAATGAATAACACAAAGAAACAATTATTAGAAAAGATTGATTATATTAGGAAGCAATCATTAGGACAGATTGATTACTTAAGCAACAATGTTGCTTGGAAGTGGCAGTTTGAAAGATTGCAAAGCGAAGTGACTACATTTAAGAACGTATTGATTGAAGCAGGAATCTTAGTAAGTTCAAAAGGTATAAACCAGACAATCATCGTGGTTGATGGCGAGCAGTACTCAATTAGAAAGGTTAAATAAATGCCAGTACCAGGCGGAGAAATCACAAGCACAGAAACGTGGAGCGAAGCCCCAGTCGAAGAAGTAGTAGAAGCAGTAGAAGAGGAGTTGCCAAGTGAGCCTGACACTATTCAAGAGGATTGATATTGATGTTGACTGGTACTTCACAGCAGTATCAGTAGGCTTTACGTTACACAGACGTGGCTTCCAGTTGTCACTTGTCTTCTTTGATATTAGCTTTTACTACATCAGTCCTAAGTACAGAGCTGAGATTGATGAACGAATCAAGGCTGCCAAGGCGATTGTCCACGCTATGGAAGAAGAGCAGTGGTACGAAGGATGAAGTGGCGGAGTAAAGCTACCGGCACTGAGTTCAAGGCATATGATTCTTTTAGCCCCGCTCAGAAAGGCTATTGGATAATGTTACAACCAGAAGGCAGTGAGCATTACGGCCCACACATTACTTACCAAGAACTGATTGAATCTTTTGAGAAGGTGGAAGAATGATCTGTCAGCCTTGTATAGATGCAGGCGAATATAATCGCTTGAATCAGTTAAAACTTAGCGAAGCACATCACGAACAATGCGAGGGGTGCGTATGCCAGCACAAGACTGGTCCAGGGTACGTAAGGCGGGAAAGTTCAAAGGCAAAGTAGATGCCAACGATATCCCGATAGATGCCATCGTCAGGTTCTTTGGTGGTGAAGTAAGAGAAGGTAAGTCAGCCAGCGTACGGTGCTGCTTACACTCAGACAGTAGAAGGTCTGCTGTTATGAACACGTACGACAACTTGTACTACTGCCATACCTGCGGTAAGGGTGGTAATGCAGCTAACCTAGTGTGCATACTAGAGAACTTGGAGTTTAACGATGGCCTCAAACGTGCAGTCGAAATTGCAGCTGGAAGCGGCGCAGCGATACGCACAACAAATAAGTCCGGAGGCTCTCGTCGCACTCTCAGAACGTGGGATCTCTGAGGAGATAGCTGCGCTCTATATGCTCGGTAGCGTGACTGATCCTATGAATGGTCACGAGATGCACGATGGGTGGATATCTATTCCATACATCACTGCGATGAACCACTGCGTAGGCTTTAAGTTCCGTAGGTTAGATGATGGTAAGCCTAAGTACGGTAGCCCTACTGGGCAGAAGGCTCACCTCTATAACGTTACTGATACCACCATTTTGAGTAAGCACATCGTGGTCTGCGAAGGTGAGCTGGACACAGTCATAGTCTCAGGTGTCCTTGGTATCCCAGCAGTGGGTGTACCTGGAGTGCAGGCTTGGAAGCCACACTTTGCTAAGTTGCTCAACGGTTATGACACTGTCTACATCGTAGGAGATAACGACGTGAAAGAAGATGGCACCAACCCAGGTGCTGAGTTCTCTAAGCGCGTGGCATCCGAGGTTCTTAACGGAACTATTGTTACACTTCCTCCTAATATGGACATCAATGACTACTACTTAGCCTATGGAGCGGAAGCGACAAAGACTTTGCTGGTAGGTGAGGCGATTGGATAAGAATGAATGGCAACAGATGATACAGACTTTGCATACTATGGGCTTTCACATCTTAGAGATCAACGTCGAACAGGAGACACTACTAATATGTCCAACAGCAACCCGCTCGTAGACCATCTAGCAGTTACTGGTTACCGCGCTAGCGGTGTATCTACTGAAGACCTTACGTCTTTCATTGAATCCTTTGCATCGCTTCGTGCTTCCCGTGTGCGTGGAGTGGGAGCAGACCAGTATGCAATAGCACAAGGACAGAAGTTCGAGTCCTTTACTGTGGCAGATACCATTAGAGAACTGATTGAAGAGCTGGCAGATGCTAGTAATTACATAGACTTCCTTGCCATTAAGTTACTTAACTTACAACACACTATAGATTTGGTGCTACCTGACTGTGACTGAGATACATCCATCCATATATGACATCGTACCTAGCGTAGCTAGTACTGTGCATAAGAGTTACAAGAAGTTCGTTGAGCGTGATGACGTTAAGCAGGAGTGCCTGCACTGGGCGCTGACTCGTGCTGACTATATCAACGAGCAGTTGGGTGAAGAGAATGTAGAACAACGCAGACATAACGAGCAGAAGATTGCGTGGCAGATGAAGCGTGCTGCTGAGCGTTACTGTCGTAAGGAGAAGGCTACTAAGTCTGGCTATCAGTTAGGTGATGAAGCCTACTATCAGAGCGCTACCTTAGGTCAACTACTACCCTTTGTTATTGCATCAGTACTAGACGGTACTGTGCTAGAGCAGGCTCAAGAGATGATCCGTGATGGGCAACCGAAGGGTTCGTCAAGCCCTGCTGAAGGTGGCAACCTACTGGCTATGCTCATCGATATCAAAAGTGCGTACGAAGATTTGAATGAGAAGGACCAGAAGATACTGGCACTGCGTTACCACGAGAACCTAACGCTAGCGCAGATAGGTGCAGCACTAGAGTGTCACTTCACTACAGCAGACCGCAGGGTTAACCACGCTATGCGTGAGCTGAACAATAAACTAGGTGGAGCAAGTCCATACCAGTGAACGAGATAATCCTGTATGACTTTCTTAAACTTAATCTCTACCCTGATTTGCTGCGTGCTCCTGGAATCTATGATGCCTTCGACTGCACCAGTGAGAAGGCCGGTCACTTCATCGAACTGAAGTGTCGCCAAACCCATTATTCTACGCTACTTATAGAGCAGATGAAGTACCGCAAGCTCATCGAGCAGGCCTATCACAGAGAACTTTTGCCCTTCTATATCAACAGCACTCCTCTTGGTATCTACTCCTTTGATCTTACAGAGTTAGATGAACCAGAGTGGTTCGTTCATCAGATGCCAGCGACTACAGAGTTTGAGAACACTAACAAGGTTGATAAGATAGTAGGGTACTTAGACATAGAGGAGGCGGTTAAACTATGAAATTTATATGCAGGATATTTGGTTGCAAATTATTCCATCTTAACTCACACAATGTAACGTGTCAGCGTTGCGGAACTAGAGTGAAAGTATGAGTATGTTATCTGCAGTTGTTTCACTTGTTTGTACTGCACTTAATGTTGGTTTATGTATTGGTTATGTAGCAGGAAAGAATAGACGATGAAGATTGAGATAGACCTAGACAAAGTGCGCTTTGATGTGCAGGCACGCAAAGAGATTGACCCTGCGTTCAAGACAGTTCAAGTAAGACGCTACGGTAAGCAGATGATGGCACACGACTCAATACCAGATGAGATCTGCATTGAGCAGATGACGGCTTTGATTAAGTCAGAGATAAGCAAACTAATGCTGTATGCACCTGATGTATCTGATATCAAACCTAATGATGTACGCATTGAACCAAACTATTTTGGTGGCAAAGTTATTGTTGGAGATTTCTATTACGCTTCTGCTATCGCAGACTACTGGTTTGCTGAGCAGGAAAGAGCCGTAGCTAAAGCCAGACTCGATGCCGTTGAAGAGTATAAACAACAGCTTTCAGAAGGCTTGACAGATAAGGATAATGAAGATGACCTATGACTACGAGTGTACAAAGTGTAAGAACAGTTACACAGTTGAGCGTGGCATCCGAGAAGAAGAAGTGTTGCCAGTATGCGTTGGTTGTCACGAGTCTATGACTCGCGTCTGGTCTGCGCCTGGCATAATTTTTAATGGGAGTGGCTTCTATGTCAACGGGGGTTGAGTACCCGAACTGGTTTGCCCAAGCTGCACAGCAGAACTTTGAGACACACCTTACTGAGTACGCTGGCAAAGATAACCTTAAGTTCTTACAGCTTGGTGTATTTACAGGGGACACTAGCGTATGGCTAGCAGAACATATCCTTACTGGTACTGGTTGCTGGTTGATAGATGTAGATACGTGGCAGGGTAGCGATGAAGAAGCGCACGAGACTATGGACTTTGCTGATGTCTTTGCTACCTATCTATCTAAGATAGAGCCATACAAGAATAGGATTCGTCCGTTCAAGCAGACTACTACTTGGTTCTTACAGAGTGTGCGTAAAGATCCTGACTATGACTTCATCTATGTGGACGCAGACCATACAACTGTCGGTGTCATAATGGACGCTGAACTATCGTGGCCACAGCTAAAGTCTGGTGGCATTATGGCCTTCGATGATTATGAGTGGGGTTCACACTTGCCTATGCACTTGCGTGCTAAGCCTGGCATTGACCTCTTCCTCCTTCGTCATAAGGGTGAGTACGATACCTTGGCAGTTAATAATCAGTACTGGATTAGAAAGCACTAACCCCCACCGGAAAGAGTAACGGTGAGGGTTAGCGTCGAGCAGAAGGAAACGAATGAACAGGTCAGACTATATCACAGATATTGCCAATGATCCATTCAACTACGGGAACTGCCACGGCGTTTCCTACCTGACGATAGCGTGTTGAATCAGCGCACTCAGCAGTCCAGTCATCAGGAAAACCTTGCAGTCTCTCGCACTCTACTGGGGTTAGCCTTCTAATAGGTACTTCAGACTTAACTACGTAAGGAACTCTTGCCCCTCCTGTTCCCCAGTAAGTGGCTACTGTTGGAGAATACTTATCGTAGAATCTCGTATCGTCAACGCGGGTAGCCTCAAAGATCAGAACAGTTGCTCTTGCTTCAGCTGTATTATCAAATGCGTTCAATGTAGGACACACTCCTCCCTCGATCCAGGTTTCATAGTCTTCATTGGTCTGCGCTCTCCGGCTTTTGACGTACCACATTTTCAAATGCTTCCTGTAGTAGATCCGGCAACTTCTTGCCGTGACGATTGCTCCTGCGTAACACTCCCTCTGCTGCGGGAACTGTTAAATAGTACTTCTGCTGGACTGGTTGAGTTTGGATCACGTCTTCCAACGACGAAGACACGCTTGCGCCGTTGGGGTACTCCGAAGTACTGAGCATCAAGCACGCGCCAGGCAACAGAATACCCGAGGTCTGCCATCGTCCCGAGTACGACAGCAAAGTCTCCTCCTTCGTTAGAGGTAAGCAGACCAGGGACGTTTTCGATGATGAACCACTCGCTTTGCGTTTCTTCCACAAGTCTTGCAGCTTCCCAGAATAACCCGCTTCTTGCGCCAGCAAGACCAGCCCTCTTGCCAGCGACGCTGAGGTCTTGGCAGGGAAATCCTCCTGTAATAATTCCTTTGCCTGGTGTAAATCCTGCTTCAATTAAATCACTCCCCTTTACGGTAGTTATATCGTTAAATTGTTTGGTATCAGGAAAGTGTTTCGCTAATACTTTATTGCAGTTCTTATCTATCTCTACCGAGGCTACGACTTTCACTCCTCGTCGTTGCATAGCAAGGTCAAACCCTCCGATCCCTGCAAAGAGGGATACTCCCGTTAGGTTACTCATCAGTACCAGCCTCGCTTGTGGTGGGCGAGAGCGCGGCACGCAGATCCTCGATAGCGGTGTTCAATGTATCGTAGACCGTGAAGGATTTGAAGTTCAGGCTGTCCACTACGCTCTCCAAGGAGCTGAGCAATTCCATAAGCCGAACTTCGTTTGTTGTCGGCAAGGTGGTCAAACCTGCTTTCACGGGTCCATAGGGTGACAAGGCACGCAACTTCTTTTCTCGAATATCCGAGAGCGCGACTATATTCTCTTGCGATTCGTTTGTTCTCACGCTTCTCCTCCATTGTAGCCTTGGTTCGTGCTTTCATTACCGGCTTCTCCGGTACGTGCAGCGGTGGCAACGGGTCGTGTATCCACACCGCTAGTAGTCCCGTTAATATCAAGCCACTTACGACCTTGCGCTTCGTCATTCGCCTTCTCCCTCTCCAGCAGCTCCTTGTAAGCGTCCGGATATAGTTGTGCTAGTTTGACTAGAGCACGATCTCGCGCCCGTCTATAATTACGTTGGCGTACCGCCATATTTGCAGCGGTAGCTAGCCTTCTCTCGCTCACTCTCTTCCTCTTTCTATCATAAGGTAGCCTACCAGCAGGATAACTGTCATTACCAACCAGTAACTCACCGGCTAGCCTCCTTTACTATGGCCGTTATATCTAACGGCTCGCCTATGAGGTAGGCGTCATCATCATTGGTAGTCCACCCGGACACCAAGATCCGGGTAGCTGTAGGGGAAGTAGCTATCCACGTGAGAGCTTCTCTCTCACTATTGCCACCCCACTCAGCGTTACCGCTTTCGTCCACTATCTCATAGAGCAGCACGAGGGCAGACTTAGGCGGGTGAAAGGCTATGACGTTACTCATTACTCTCCTCCTCTTCTATATTAAACAAGCGCGATAGTGCGCTATTGGCACGCGTAAGCGTGGCTAGCAGCTCTTGCTGCTCTCTCTTCATAGTCTCTTCCATAGTCTCACTCACAGTAGGCACCCGCATTCATTTACCGGGCGAATATGGTCACCGCACATAACAGTCACCTCTTCACCGTATCCTTTCGTTACGCAAGGCGGGCAGATATTGCCCTCTCCCTCTTGATCATCGAAATACTCTTCACATTCAGCGCACTTAACCTCGTTAAGTACGTGGTTAGACCACGGGTCAGCGTCGTAATAGCTCATTCGCCCTCTACCTCTCTCATATGCTCGCGGAATAACCGCACGCTCTCGCGCTTACTGTAACCGTAATAGCTGCGTGTCACTAAGTAACCGTCTCCCGCTAGCGCATAGATAACCCACGCGCCCTCTCTATTTTTTTCGATAGTCATACTCTTTCCCTCTTTTCTCTTTCGATCCCGGCTAGGTACCGGCCACCGCTCACCGCCTAACACGGTGAGCGATAGTCTCGCACCTAGAGCTTAGGCCTTACGCATAGGCATAAGTAGTGCAGCCCATTCGATTTTATCGTGCGGAATTGTCACCTTAATAGGCTTACGCTCTCCGGAGAATTCCATAGTAAGCATAGCGCCGGCCTTATTAGAGGTAGGTACCTTGCCAAAATCTGCCATATAAGTAGGGTTAAACGACACCTCTCCAATAGCTACGCTCTCGCTAGGGATAAGGTGCTCATATGGCGGGAACTTACCGGTGCCTAATTGAATCGAAAGGCTAGTGCCACCGATAGCCACGCTTAGAGTATCTCCCGCACGCGTAAAGGTGATATCCCTGCTCACTCTCTCACTCTTAATAGCTGCGAGGATATTCTTAAGATCCGATAAGCGGATAGCGCTAGGCGATAGTTCGCTCTCACTCTCTACTGTAAGCACGCCGGCGATTAGGCGGTACCTATCGCTCGCGCACGCTTTAACCTTGCCACCGGTGGCCGATAGGTAAACCGCTGCAAGGCTATCCACCGCATTCTTACCCTTATCCGCTGCAATAGCTGCGCCGGTGAGTAAGTCTGCAATATCTGCAGCGCTTACGGTAATGCTCTCTAGTGTCTGCTCTCTTACTATTGTGTCCATATTCTTAGCTCTCTCTTTCGTATATGTCCGGCCTAGACGCCGGCCACCGCTCACCGATTAGCACCGGTGAGCGATAGTCTTACCGTCTAGTACTCTCGCCCGCTTATCCTGCACCATACGTAATGGACGCCCTCCACCGCGCCCCATAGGGCAAGGCCGGCCACCGCATAAGCTGCAAGGGATAGCAGCACGCTAAGTAAATAGGCTAGCTCGCTCACTCTTGCACCTCCAGCTCTTCCGCTGTATCCATTACCCATTGCGCGAGCACGTAATATAGGCCACGCATAGCGCAATAGAGATAGGCGCTATTCATATCGGTATAGGTAACAATAGGCGCACCATAGGTGCTGGCCACCTCTTCATCTAAGTCGGTGCTGGCCCATAGGCTTAGCTCTTGCACGCGTCGATTGATGTTGCTGTAGTAATCTTCACACTCACTATCTGCGAGTTGGCCCGTCATATCCTGTAAATCATCTAGTGAATATTCTCTATCATCATCTAACCAATCTGCGAAAGTATCCGCAGCTGCTACTACCTCGCCTACCCATTGCGGGCCGGCCACGTTATCCGGTAGCAATTCCCATAGGCTAGCCATAGGGCCAATAGCGCCACCGCTATGCATTGCGTCGGCTGTAACGCTTGAAAGTATTGATTTACATTGCTTTCCTGTAGTGTGCATTTTTTTCTCTTTTCTTGTAGCGGTGTTAGGTGTTCGCCACTAGGTAAACCTTAGCAGAAAATATAGGTGTGTCTACCCTAGTTCAAGGGTATTTTTATCTTTATTTTTAAGAGCTGCGCCGGCTCTATCTAATCGGATCTAGTACCTATTAGGGCCGGCTATTGGGTAAGCCGTGGCCTATCGGGTAGGGCTATCGGCTTAGAGTCTAGGCTTATGAGCTGCGAGCAGCTGCACCGGTTAGAGCTGCAAGGGTTAGAGCTGCACCGGTTAGCGGATACTTAATCGGTTAGGGCTTAGCGGTTAGCGGTTACTTAATTAGAAAAGGTTATGCGGTTAGGTCTGCCGGCTGGCTAGTCTGCCCCTGAAAGTTTTGCAGTATTTTGCAGTAATGCCCCGCCCTGCGCCTTGCCCCCCTCCCCCTTGCCGTCTCACAGACTGAGACGGACCCCTCATTGTTAATTTACAGGCGGGCGGTCCCTGTACTCCCCAACAAAAAATATTTGCTAAAGTGAGATTCCGTAATATGGCTCTGACCTGCGGTTATATATACTGTGGTACAACTCACACAGCACTACCCGCTAAATGAGCTTATTTTAGCGCCTTATATATAGTAGGGGAGCAAAGCGGGGAAGATTGGCTTTGCGACCCGTTACGCTACGGGTGGAACCCTCCGCGTAGCCCCCTAGGGCGAAGCGGTATTTACCCCTCGCTACGCTGTGGCTTGCTCGGGAGTTTACTCCCGCTGCGGTGCTTTTAGTTGGGATAGTTATATCCAGTATTGAATCTTATATTTTGAGATAGCCCAGTAATAGATTGCTTCCCCTAGTATAAATGAAAGGGCATTCCGGCCCATTTACTATTAGGAGATTACGTGGCAGAGAATAGCGCTGATATAGCCAAGAGAATTATTCTTGGCTGTGTGGCAGAAGGTATGACCATTGACGCCGCTTGCGGTTCAGCCGGTAAGTCTATGAAGACTTATGAGTACTACCGTCGCACCGACAAGGTTTTTGCAGATAAGGTAGATCGTACTAGGTTAGGTCTGAAGGAAAAGTCCTTCGCCTCCGGCGATGTTCACGATATCGACTTCGTCGAGTTCAGACAGCGATTCCTGCACAGCAAGACCTTCCCACATCAGAAGAACCTCATAGATGTGATTGAGGGTAGAGAACCTTCGTGGCTCCATCCCAGTATGAAGTACGAACCGGGACTTGCGGCAAACCGTGTTCTGATTAACATTCCGCCAAACCACGCCAAGTCGATTACGGTCACCGTCGACTACGTCACGTGGAAGGTAGCTCAGAACCCCAACTTCCGAGTTCTGATTGTATCCCAGACGCAGCAGTTAGCTGCCGACTTTCTCTACGCCATCAAGCAGCGATTGACGCATCCTATGTATGCAGACCTTCAAAGCGCTTATGCTGCTGGTGTAGGGTTTAATTCCAAGACCGCTTCCTGGCAGGCAACCCGCGTCACCTTCGGTGATGAGCTTCGTGAGTCTTCTGAAAAGGATCCGAACATCGAGGCCGTCGGTATCGGCGGTCAGATTTACGGCAAGCGTGCCGATATGATTATTGTCGATGACGCGGTCACCTTAAAGAACGCTAACGAGTTTGAGAAGCAAATCCGTTGGTTGACGCAGGACGTACGTTCTCGTCTTAACCCTACTGGTAAGCTAATCGTTATTGGTACTAGAGTTGCATCCGTTGACTTGTACCGTGAACTCCGTTCCGAAGACCGCTACCCAGGCGGTCTGGTTCCGTGGAAGTATCTGGCGATGCCAGCCCTTCTGGAAATTGATGAAGACCCCGACAAGTGGGTTACCCTCTGGCCTAAGTCAGATGCTCCCTTTGATGGACAAGAAGAATCCGATAAGGACGAGGACGGCTTGTACCCACGTTGGTCTGGTCGTAACTTATACAACGAACGTCAAGCTATGGATGCAAGTACCTGGGCGCTGGTCTACCAGCAACAGGATGTATCCGAGAACGCAGCCTTTGACCCAGTATGTGTTCGTGGCTCGATTGATGGAATGCGTAAGTCAGGTCGTTTAGAACCTGGACACCCAGGACATCCCAAGGACTTAAGTGGCTTTACCATTATCTGCGGTATGGACCCAGCGATTGTTGGCGATACCGCGGCTATCTGTTACGCGGTAGACCGTGCTAGTAATAAGCGCTACATCGTAGATGCTATGAAGATTACTAGACCATCCCCTCAGCAGATCCGTGACATTATCCTTAACTGGACTTCGCTCTACTCACCAAGTGAGTGGATTATTGAGAAGAACGCTTTTCAGGCTTTCCTTACTCAGGATGAAGGCATTAAACAATTTTTGGCATCCCGTGGCGTTCTATTAAAGGAACACCATACTGGTTCTAATAAGTGGGACTCAGGCTTCGGTGTTGCATCTATGGCTACCCTCTTCGGTACCAAGCAACACGATGGCAAGCACCACCGAGATAACTTAATACATCTACCTAGTGACCAGACTGAAAACGTCAAGGCTCTTATCGAGCAGTTGATTACGTGGACACCTACCACTAAGGGTAAGACCGATATGGTGATGGCACTCTGGTTCTGTGAGATCCGAGCACGCGAGATGCTCAACTACGGCCAGTACGCCACACACCACTTGAAGAATCCGTTTCTTACATCAGCTGAGAAACGTAAGCGAGTCGTTGTCAATATAGACGAAATGCTCGCTAACCAGAACAAACTATTCGTCTAATAATAAGGAGACAACGATGGCAAAGAAGATTTACAAGGCAGACCCAACTATGAAGCCACTAGGCACAAGAACTAATAAGACTGTTGAAAAGACATCAGTTACTGTTAAGCCAAAGTCTTCTGCAAAGCCAGCTTCAGGCAAAATTAAGATTACAAATGTCAAGGTATCTACTGCTGGTGGACCTAAGCCTAAGACAAACGTCTCTGGTACATCAATGGCTGCTGGCACAAAAGTTGTAAAGCCTAAGCCTATGACAGAAGCTCAGAAGCAGAAGAAGGCTATGGACGCGCTAGAAAAGAAGCGTGCAGATGTTGCTAAGAAGACTGGCAAGCGTCCTAACTACTACACTAACTAAGGATTACAATGCTCACACCAAAAGAAGTTAACGCGAAGTTAGGTCGCTTGCAGACCAAGTTTGCAGCCCGCGACCAACGTATGCGTGACGTCCTTTCGGTGCGTCAAGGAGATCTATCTAAGGTCTATCCTTCGATGTTCTCCGAGGATTACCCTAAGCCACTCGTAGCAAACTTTATTGACGTTGCTGCTCGTGACTTGGCAGAAGCAATGGCACCACTGCCATCCTTTAACTGCTCAGCATCCAATATGGTTTCTGACTCAGCACGTAAGGCAGCAGATACACGTACTCGTATTGCCAACTTCTATGTAGGCGTATCAGAGTTACAGCTCCAGATGTATGAAGGTGCTGACTGGTACAACACATACGGAATGATGATTGGTATGGTCGAGATGGATTACGACTCTAACAATCCACGTATGCGCCTGCTCAATCCGTGGGGTTGCTACCCAGAGGTAGACCGCTTTGGTCGCGTTGTCTCTTTGACTCAGGTTCTTAACACTGACACAGAAACACTTGCAGCACAGTACCCAGAGTTTGCAGAACAGATTTACAAGAAGAATAACTACCAGCCTGGTAACCCATACATCACTATGGTTCGTTACCACGACGAAGAACAAGACCTTATCTACCTACCAGAGCGTCAGAACCTGACTCTTGTACGTACACCTAACCCAATCGGTAAGTGTCTAGTACGTGTAGCGATGCGTCCATCTCTTGATGGTCAGGCACGCGGTCAGTTCGATGATGTGTTGGCAGTACAGCTCGCACGTGCTCGCTTTGCAATCCTTCAGATTCAGGCAGCAGAGAAGTCTATCCAAGCACCTATTGCTATCCCACAGGATGTGCAAGAACTTGCTCTCGGTCCAGACTCAATTATGCGTTCATCTCAGCCACAGAACATCCGTCGCGTTGGACTAGAACTTCCACCAGGAGTATTTACAGAGTCGGGAGTACTAGAACGTGAACTTCGGCTTGGCGCTCGTTACCCTGAGTCACGATCCGGTAACATCAACGCAAGTGTTATTACTGGTCGTGGGGTCCAAGAGTTGCAGGCTGGCTTTGATACTCAGATTAAATCCGCACAGGCACAATTCGCCAGAATGTTTGGCGATCTTATTGGGCTTTGCTTCGAAGTAGACGAGAAGCTATTTAGAAACATTCAGAAGACAATCAAGGGTTCAGAAGATGGAACACCGTATGTCTTGAAGTACACACCAGGACGCGACATTCGTGGCGAGTACGGCGTAGAAGTACGTTACGGAATTATGTCTGGTATGGACCCATCACGTGCAATCATTGCACTGCTCCAGATGCGTTCAGACAAGTTGGTTTCACGCGACTATGTACGCCGTGAGATTCCAATGGACCTTAACGTCACACAGGAGGAACAGCGTGTTGATATTGAAGAGATGCGCGATGCTCTTCGCGTTTCTGTTGCCCAGTATGCACAGGCGATACCTGCTCTTGCAGCGCAGGGGCAAGACCCTTCACAGATTGTCTCTCGTATCGCAGAGGTTATCAAGGGTCGCCAAAAAGGATTAGCACTCGAATCAATCGTGGAGAAGGTATTTACACCTGAACCACAGCCAGAGATGGCAATGCCACCACAGGGTGGCCCAGAACTTCCAGTAGCAGGTGCGGCCCCCGCTCCTGCCTCGCAGCAACCTCCACAAGAACAAGCTGGTCAGGCCCCTGCTACTGGTCAAACTCCAGATATAGCTCAACTACTAGCCGGTATCACCGGCGCAGCGTAACCGAAGGAGGTGCAAATATGAACAAGGGATCACACGCTCCAGCCCCAGTACAACCAGTTAAGGTTGACACTAAGGCAGGATCAGTTAAGGGCGGTAAAGTTGACTTCGGTTATGCCGGAACAGCTCGCAAAGGCAAGAAGGCTTAATGACGAAAGGCGTACGGGATGATGGAAGACAATAGAGTACGTCCTCCCGTACGTCGTTCTCACTTTGTAGTTTTGTTTGCAGAGTTTGCATTTAACTTAATGCAAGCAATTACAGGATTTTTTGAAGCATTATACGAACTAAGCATTTACCACGCCAACCGTAAGGTTGAAGAGAACTCTGCGTGGGAACAAATGACACAAGACCTAGAGACTTTAGAGGAGGACAAATGACAACTGCGCCAATGAACCCATTAGCAGGTCCTTCAGGTCCAGGCAAGTATTCAACCCGTACAGATAAACTTGATATGGGTTCGACATCATACGGAGAAGGTGTAGAGACAGCGGCTATTAAGTCAGGTGCTCCACTTGCTAAGACTCCAGATACACGTCCAACACCAGCTGCAGAAGTACGTGCAGCGGCAGGCGAAGCAGTCACACCATTATTCGCACCATCAGAGCGTCCAGATGAACCAATCACTGCAGGTATCCCAATGGGAGCAGGTCCTGGTCCAGAAGCTCTAATGATGGGCAAGCAGACAATAAAGACATCAGACACATTGGCAAAGATGTTGCCATTTGATACTACTGGTGAAATCGGAATTTTATACCAACAAGCGTTAGCGCGGGGTGACTAATGGCTGATAACTTAAATGCAGCAGCATTTGCTGCCGGTTTAAGTGATGCTGAGCGTGCCAAGATTGAAGCACTTAATAAGACTCTTAATGTCCACAGAGAATTAAGTAATCTTCCAGCAAACGTAGCAACACAAGAATTTAATTCAAAGACTGCTGCACAGAAGAATGCTCTTAAGGGAGTAACTGGCGATACAGCAGAATCTCGTGGATTCTTTGGTAGCGCTTGGCATTACACTGGCGGAGCATTACTAGCAGGGCTACAAGAAGTATCAGATCTTACAACTCGCCTTTATCGTGTTTCTCAACTTGAGGATGCACAAGAAGGAAACCAGTACAAGGGTCTATCTGGTCTTAAAAAGGCTTGGGATACAGCCAATGACAAAGGCGACAAAGTCTTTGATATCAATAGAATTGAAAAGGCACGCAAGAAGTTTGGCGAAGCCGAAGTAAATGTTGCTACAAGAATCGCTGCAGGCGAAAGCCTTGACAAGATTGTTGCTGAAGGAACAGAAGAAGAAAAGCAAGTAGCAAGAATTGCTTACAAGGGTTTTAAGACAGACTCTTTAGATGCGTCAGGCTTTCAGGAAGTACTAGATGCTGTCAACGCAGCTAAGTACTCACCAGGTCGTCAGGCTGCTAACGCTGTCCTTCCTGGACAACTAGAAGGATCTGGTCTTTTCTACAAGCCAATCTCTGGAACTATTGATGCTGCTTACCGCATCTTTGCAGACCCAACACTTGTACTCGGTAAAGTAAAGCGTGCTATTGACGCAAGCAGATATGCTCTTGATGTTGTTATCGGACAGAACAAAGTGGCTCAGGTATTTGCCAACCCAAAGGTAGTAAACTTTTGGAATACATACGGTTCTGAACTTGACAAACTTAACAAGGCTAAGTCTGCAGGAAATACAGTAGAGGCAGTTGCTGCTACTAATAACCTAAAGCGCCTTGCTCCAGAGTTCGGTCCAGCTGTAGTTAACTCATTTATTAAGGCTGACGTCCCAGTAACCGATGCCCTTACTGCAAAAGCATTCTTTGAGAACGCTAAGCAGACTGAAGAAATCTTTAAGGGTTCTATTGGACGCAAGCGTGTGCTTATGCCACGCCTTGACCTATCACGTCAAACACGTGTAACTGTTGCAACAACAGCAAACAAGATCTTTGACCTAGACCGCATTGGTCCTAAATTTGTCGACAACCTTTTCTTTGGTGCTGCAGCAACAGATGACGGCATTGCTGAGACTATTATCAACGGACAAAAGACTATCGTTGAGTCAGTTAAGGCAGATGCTAAGGCTAAGGGAGTCGCTCGTTTCTCAACAGCAATGGTCCAAAAGCGTATCGATAACTTTAAGCGTCGTTTCGAAAACATCCCATTTTTTGATGGAGACGTACTAGACGTAACTGCAAAAGAAGCACCTACTAAGATTTATCAACTAGCACGACTTACACTTCCACAGCGTGAGTCAAAGTTGATTGCACAGGCATTTGAGAATGCTGCAGTAGGACGCAAGAAAGAAATTTACTACGGTCTTCAGGGAACTATCCTTGATATCCGTGGAGCCAGCGCTACTAAAGAAGCGCGTGAAATAGCACTTAAGGCGCAGGGTAAGACTAACGCTATCTATGCTGCTCGTAACGCAGATGGTTACAACCCATCACTTCTACCAGATGGTGAATCAGTTGGTTTGATTCCATCAGACTTTTCTAACTTTGTAACAACTCTTAGTGTTAAGGATATTGACCGCCTTACAGCACGAAGCGGTTGGATTCAGCGTGCATTTGGTTTTGCTCACTCAGACTGGGTAGACAAGATGACCGGATACTGGTCATTCTTAACACTTGCTGGCCCACGTTATGCACTCCGTAACGCAACAGAAGATTTACTTGTACACCTTGCTATCGGTGAATCACCTTGGGGTCTTGTACAGGGGCGTTCTCTATCAACACGTTTGCGTACAGCACGTCAGGTAGAAAAGGGTTTGACAGATCTTCAGAAGTCTGCAGCAAACCCACTAGGTGGAGTGTTGCGTTTTGTTAACAAGAAGGAAGCAGCAAGCTACACAAAGGCTATTGATGAAGCAGCAGGAGACTTGAAGAAAGTCCGTCTCATTACAGCCAATGCTCTTAACGAAGGCAAGATGGCTCGCTTTTATGAGCGTACAGGAATTGGAAAGTTAACAAAGCAGGACCGTGAGTTGCTCTCTGAGCAGATTCTATACGGTGACCTTGACAACGCTCTAGCAGATGTTGTTGAAGGTGGCCGTAACGCGTTCACTGGAGTTGACCAGTACACAAAGACAATCGCACATACTCGTAAGAACAGGGTTCGCACAGCTGAACTTAAGTACGATATGGGAGCAGGTTTCCGCAGAGCAAAGGGTAAAAAGGGCTTTGATGAAATCAAGCCAGATGTTGTTAACGAAGCATCTCTTATTGCTTGGGTTATGCGTATTGGTTACTATGCTAACGACAATCTAGGCGGTATTGCTATCGCTAACTTGGCTACAACACCAGAGGGTGAACGCCAAGCAATCATTAAGATTATGGACTGGATGAAGAACAATCCAGAGATTATGAACCAAGCTCGTATGGAAGAGCGTGGTATCAGTCAGGCTGAACACGCAAAGCGTATCTACGAGGCAGCAAAGCAACTGTTTGTAAAGCGTGACGGAGTAACTCTTAATGAAGACTTGCTCAGCAAGGTCAGAACATTTGACCCAGAGACAGGCGCATACAGAATTTCAGGTCAGTTAGGTCTTGATGACCTACCTATCAATAATGCTGACTTGCCAGACTACATTGTTGGTCCACAACTTGTATCTATTTCAGACTCTGGCAACTACACAGGATCATTGATGGAGTGGGGATGGGACTGGTTAGGTAACGCTAACGCACGTCTATCACGTGAACCTATGGTTATCTCAGAGATGATTAAACTACGTAAGCAGTTCAAGTCATCTGGGTTTGAAGATGCATTCATTGCATCATTTAAGCGTGGCATCACAGACGAAAAGGGCCTAGTAAAGGCAGAGCGAGCAGCAAAGACTAAGCTAGCAGAGATAGTAGAAGACAGAGCAAGACTACAAGTACTTGCTTATGTAGATAATCCTGCAGTGCAAAGCCAGTTTGCGTTCTCTATTCGTAACTTTGCACGTTTCTATCGTGCTACTGAAGACTTCTATCGTCGCTTTTACCGCACAGTTCGCTTTAACCCAGAGTCAATCCGTCGTGCTCAACTAACTTATGAGGGAATTACACACTCAGGTTGGGTACAGAAGGATGATCAGGGTGAAGCGTACTTCGTATACCCAGGAACTGAACACGTTTACAAGGTAGTTCAGGGTGTAATGACAGCATTTGGTGTACCAGCAGAGTTTAAGGTACCAATGCCAGTAGAATTTGGTGCAAAGATTAAAATGATTACTCCATCTTTGAACCCAGAGTCTATGGTTCCTACATTTGCTGGTCCAGTATCTGGCATTTCAATCAAGGTTGCAGCAAACCTTCTTGACTTTGTTTCACCTGGTGCATCAGACACCATTACCCAGTACGGTCTTGGTAAGTATGCAGTAGACCAGTCATTCGTTTCGGCGTTCTTGCCAGCACACGTTAACCGTATCTATCAGGCTATGAACAAAGATGAGCGTGATGGCCAGTATGCGTCAGCAATGCGTAAGGCTATGACCTATCTTGAGTCAGCTGGACACGGTTTGCCAGAGAAATTTGATGCAGAAGGTAACTTAATACCACCAACACAGGGTGAATTAGAGAAGTACCGCGAGCGCCTTAACAATGTAACCCAATCAATCTTGGGATTGCGTGTAGTTTATGGATTCGTAGCACCTGCTACACCAACAGTCCAGTTAAAGTCAGAGATGGCAGACTGGGTTCGTGAGAACGGTAAGGCTAACTTCAAGCAGGTCTGGTATGGACTACTAGATCGTACTGGAGATTACGATACTGCCATCAAGGAATGGGTACGTTTGTTCCCAGACCAGATTCCATTTACTATTTCAGAGTCAGAGCGTTCTACTGTTGCATACTTCCGTTATGCTGAAGAATCAGGACAGTTCGTTGACAAGAATGAAGGACTGTTTAAGCAGTATCCACAGGGTGCAGCTTTCTTAATCCCACACAAGTCTGGTTATTCTTGGAATGCCTACAAGACTATGACTGATATGGGTCTACGTAAGAACAAGAGAGTCTCTGACTTCCTTCGTGAAGTACAGACTGCAGCAGATATGCAGACTTACTACGCAAAGAAGACAGAATATGAGACTAATCTTGAGGCAGTAGGAACAGACTTTGAGCGTAGCCAACTTCGTTCCGAATGGCGAGATTGGGCTTCTAACTTCAAGCAGTTCCGTCCACTCGTTCAGGAAGAACTAGCAGAAGGCGGAAGAAAGGCTATCGAGCGTCAGCGTGCTCTTGATGACCTTCAGCAAATGCTTAACGATAAGTCTGCTCGCAAGGCAGACCCAAAGACATTCGATGTACTTAAGCAGATGAATGACCTTTATGTATCTTACAAGGAAAACTACGAGGCTCTTAGCCAGTTCTCAGGAACAAGCATCCTTCAGGATTCAGAAAAAGAAGGAACAATTA